AGTAAAATTTCCACCATGCTTTACAACTTTTGAAGGATGTTCGTTTGTGATTTTTTCAGTTGTTGCAACAACAGTTGGAAGATTTGCATCATTCACTTGACCTGCAATTGTTGCAGCATCATTACCAATTTCTGAAATTAAGATTACTTTTACACCCATGATATTTTAATTTTTAGTTAGTGCCCTGGATAAGACTCGAACTTACACGACCGATAAAGGTCAAGGGATTTTACATACTACAACTATTCTCATAGTTCAGTGTTAACTGTTGTAGTCTGGACTATATCTTTATCTACGACTTTACGTTTAGATATTCGGTACATAGTCTCTGAACCTTCCTCAGTGAAAACATAAATATTATTTTCATTAAGAGGCTCGGCTGCTGATTGACCAATATCAGTTATTTTTATAACATTCACACCCGTTGTTTCCAACCATGTTGTAGTTAACTGATCTCTAAGGTTATTCCAGCAATTCTCCGAATTACTACTATTTTCTTTCAAAAATAGCGACCAATTTTGTTGAAGGTATCTATGTAAAGAATTGTGTTTTGAGCGAGAAATTATCCAAAGATTTACTAATCTATTGTCTTCAGGATTTTCATTGACGTGGTGAATCACCATATTTGATGATAACTTAAATCCTAAATCCAATATAGTCTGCCTTCCTATTGTATTCGCAAAAATACTACGAGTGACTTTATTATAGTCAAACACGGTTTTTCTGCGACATTTACTGTGAGCAACCTGATTAATTCTACCTTTAACTAAACTTTCTCCACATACAGAACAATTAATAATACCATATCGAGGTTTATCTTTTTTATAGTATTGCTTTACTCGTTCTCTATTAAATTTTAAAACACACTCTTTACATCGCTTCCTTTCAACAACTTGTAAACTTCCACAATCTATACACTCTTTCATATTAATCGAGGTTGTGTTTACAAACCTAGTCCCTCGTGTCTACCATTTCACCACCAGGGCATCATATTACCTGTTCCGATAAACACCTTTGTAAATCAAAGCAAATCCCAAATTGTTTCCAACAAATCCAGCAGCAGCATTTAATACATAGTGCCACCAAATCATTTTCTCACCAATAGTTATTGAGCAACCCAATTCCAGGTCACTTAAAAACCGCTTAGTTTTAATAATATGAATTCCATCAGTAGTCCATACTAATATATTATTGGAAAACAAATATTTTGGACCATTTGACTTATCACCGTTCAACCATTTGTTTTTCCAGGATCTATTAGGATCCCAAAAATTGGGATTGGCTTTAGGATGTACTTCCTGAAATACATCATAATGATAACTTAAGGTTTCATGCAATGCATTCCACATTCCACGTTTAGTACCTAAAACAAAAGAAACTAAAGGTTTCTTCCAAGAATATCCGGTAAAAGATATTTTGGGTTGAGCTCGTTTCATAGTTATGGTTGCTCCAGGTGGAGCTTGAAAAAACAATACATCTTGACTGTAAACACTACTACTCAATAATAATAGTATCACCAATATTTTAAATTTCATGATAGAAATCAATTGAAGGTGAATTAATTACAACTTGTTTTGCACTAGGTTTTTGAACAGAACACGTGCAATTTTTCTTGCTGTATCCGCAACCTTTACAGATACTTTCTGGCCTTTGATCCCAATCATCGTCATCTAAGTTATGACGCTGGCTTTTATGTAAAGCAGCTTTTGCTTTTATCGTGTATTTATGTCTCATAATAATTAAAAATTAACAGGGATGTTTGCTACCTGTTTTCCTTACACTCGGATAATCCCTAGTAAGATCTCTCATCTTTCAGTTCGGAAATGAAATGCCCATGATTTTCAGGTTACCCTGAGATAGTAATTGTGATGCCAGGAATCATAATATGTTATAACATATAACCTGTAGTCTCGCAAACTAGTCCTGTGTTAATAGAAGCACATCACAATTAAAATTATGCTACCTGCTCAGCACCGACACCTGCTTCAGCCAAAGCTGCAGCAAAGTCGAAGTCGAAATCATCAGCAGATGCACGAACTGCACCTGTCAAACTGGAGATGGCAATGATTGGTTCATTTGGACGATCAGAAGTAAAAGTAACATTACACAGATACTCAACACCAATATCGATACCCTTGTTCAGATTTGCTTTGTAGCAAATGGCCGAACGTACTTTACCATCAAACTGGATGGAACCTACGGCATACTCTGTCCCATTCACATTTTTTTGCATAGTATCTCCCAAGGAGATAACTTTTGCAGTGATTTGGCCTACAAACTGATTTCTTTCTGCGTCGAATTTAAGATTTTCTACTTGCATTGTAAATTGAATTGAATTAAGTAAATATTTTGGCAATACAGCCAAATTTATTTTTATCCAAAGAGTGTGGTGCCTCTTACAACCTAGCTTGAATTATTATTTCTGGGCCTTCCAAGACTACTTTTTAACTGATGTACCTCTGTATCTTCCTCTTTGGATTGTTGCGGAGAAAGTAAGATTCGAACTTACGGATCAAATTAATGATCGACGGTTTTCAAGACCGTTGGTTTAAACCACTCACCCATTTCTCCTGTTGCTTTCATATCTTTTAGATAATACTTTTTGATAAAGATTAATTTTATGTCGAATAAAATTTGGACGTTGATATTCACTTTGAATCAATCCGTAAGTCCATAAATTTATACAGCTTTTAATGTGATTAGAACTCATTTTAAAAACCGTTGTTCTCCAACCATTAATCGTAATATGATCTGATAAATTACTCATAGATAATTTAATTTAAAAAATAAAAACTCTGTCCAGTTTCAGTCTGGAATATAGAAAGTGGAATACCACCCTTAACTTTTACCGGAGATATAGTTTATTACTCCTAGGCTTCCATATCTTTTTATAAACAACGATGCTGAAAACATCTAATAATAAGCGATTACTTTAATCTATCTTAGATAGAACTTATTATCTGTTTACTTCAAAGCAGAGTTTTTAATTGTTGGGGGAAGTCGGATTTGAACCAACGACCTGCAATTTATTGGACTGCCGAGCTACCAACTGCTCCATTCCCCACCCTACACGCAATTGTGTAGAGAACGTTGTGAGTTAATAATATATTATTATAGCCACAACCTTATTTTAACCATTGCCACCAATGGGTAATTGTTTTAATGACATGTGTGTCTTTAGGTATATCTTTTTCTTCCATATCACAATACATGATATGCATATTTTTAAATCTATTACTCTCTCTAATAAAATCAACTTTTACATCACCCATTTCACAACCTGTTATTCCAATAAATTCATACGTATACTTCAGCAATTCTTTAACTACTTCTACAACATTTGGGTGATCTATCTGTGTATAACCAATAATCCAAATAAACGTTTTTTCTTTTGGGAAATAATATAATGTTTTTTCTTTCATAATAAATATTTAGTAGCCTCACCCAGGCTCAAACTGGGAGTCGCGGGAGTAGAAATCCCGTGCATTATTCAGTTATGCTATGAGGCCATTTTAATAAAAAGAAACTCAAGTATGTTTCCAGGGACTTGAGTTTCTTAAATTTGTATTCATTTGACAGGGAGAATATCATTCAAAGTTTAACCTTTTCTTTGCCCAGAGTTACTCAAGATTTTACATCTTAATACTCTTTTAATATACATTATTACAACGGATATCAACTATTTAAAATTTCTTTACTACGCAACTTCTGCAGGAAACAACTGTGCAAATGCTTCAGTTGCTACTGCCAAACCAGATTCTAAACCACGTACCAAATTTGTGTGATCAATTACGCCTTGCAAATTAGCATTGGCAAGAGCACTTTTCAAATTACGTTGGGCACGGGCAAGATCTGCTTTAGTTCGCGAGATGCTAACTTCCCATTCGGACTTCTTCTGCTGCACAGCATATGCTACTTCCTCCTCCAAACGTTCCGATGGAGATTGCAATAGATACTGGGCATAAGAGTTGGGTGCTGATTCCTGCTGAGCAGGATTGGTGGTCATTTTTGACATCGTCTTCTATATTTAAATTATTAATTTGTTTCGACGAACGTTTAGTTTTAGGTAAATCTGATATACCAGAATTTTCAATTGGAGCTAAACATCCCCAATTAATAAAGCGAGTACCTTCTCCTGGTACTGCAAAACTTGGAGCTGGAGAGTTGTCATTTCTTTCTAATACAACTATATCTCCAATTGATAATCCAACACCATCAAAATAATCTTTTGCTGAGCTATTATCTATTCTGGTATAAGAGACAATCTTAAACTTATCTCCTTCTTTTACCTCCGTTGGTATTTGAGTAAAACCTGAACCTACATCTTCATTTGATGTTAAACTATTATAACGTATCAATTGAGACCAAAACACATAAGATGTTTGTCCAGTTCCTAATATTTTAAACAAGGGCATGTTGGTCCCATCATTTTTTTCAAGTTCTAAAACATCTCCAATATTTACAACTGATGCAGAAACATGTTTAACCACAATATATTTATTCCCAACCAATTCCTTGGGATATTTACTATTTTTTACAAAATCGGAAGGAATTGTTTCTTCATATTTTTTAAAAAACTGTGTAAAATCTCCAGAATCTATACGACTCCAAAATTCGTGTCCTTCTCCATGTTTTTTAGTACCTGCCCAAACAAAAGCTCCATGCAACATTTTGTCCAATTCAACATCAGAATTACGTTTTTTAATGTGATCTTGGATTATCGATGGTAGTTCACTGATTTTCATTTTTACAACTTTTATCACAGTCTTGTACAAGACGGCAATTCTTTTTACAAATTGGCACAGATTTTTTAACAGGAATAGAAATATGTCGATTCAATAGATTTTCTGTTTCCTGCTGCTGTTTTATAAGATCTGCTTGAATTTCGTTTTCTATCTTTATAGTCATAATGGTAAATTCCCATTCTTGTATTTATCAACCTCTTTATTTGTACGTTGATCAACTTTTGGTTGATTTTCCGCAATGTAATCTTCACATTGTTCATACGACCCAGTAAATTCGTACATGTCGTATACATCAACCTCAGTTGATGGTTTGATTATCAATACACCTGTCTCGTTGATTACAGTATATTCCATTTAAAAACACCGGTTAACCTATACACCGGAAGGTAAAATCGTTAGGCAGGGAACAACTCTGCGTAGGCTGCGTTCATCAGTTCAAGAATGCCTTTAATGTGATTCAATTGAAATTGAACTTCTGCCACCTTAGTCAAGCTGAATGATGTTTTGTTTGATTTTGCCTGCATCAGCTGAAATTCCAATTGTGAAACTTGCTGCTTCACTGCCAACAGGTCTGCTTCCGCTTGAAGTTTTGATGTGGCTACTGCAAATTCGAGTTTCTGACCCTCGGTAGCTTCCGCGCTGATCAATTGTGCGTACGTCTGTTTCATTATGCGATTGTTTGATTAATTTTAGATTTTTTATATTAATGTTCCAATGACCCTTCTGATCATTCTTTCTTGTTGCTGCACCATTACCACTATGTCCTCTACCATCGTTAGAAAATGCTTTTGAATAACAACTGGCATTTCGACCATTACAGTTTATCTCTAAAACTTCAAATTCATAGTCTGCACAATTTTCACGATCATATTTGACAATATCACCTACTTTGATTTTAGATAACTCTTGTATCATATTAGGATGTATTGTCCAATAAGAATCTCCTCCATCTACTAATTCAGGTTTCCAACTTTTCAGATAACCCCATTCCTCCATTATTTTTTTAGCTTCATCATCTGTAATAAGTTGACCATATAAATAATCCATTCCAGATTCAACCCAATGTGCCGCATAAGGCATTTCTTCTTTTGTTTTAATTCTCCAAGCCATTAGTCATCAAGTTTTTCAAGGACTTCTGTATATACAAAACCATCCTTAATCGTTAAGAAAAAGAAGAACCCTTGCTCATCCAAATAAATTGGACAGGAACATTTCTCTTGTGTTACATATCGATACTGAAGTTTTTGACAACCTTCGGTATAAATGTTCCAAGATATCATTTGAACTGAATCAAGTTTAATATCTTCAACTTTACAATATTGTCCAAAACATAAGTTTGAACAGCAGATAAATATAAACAATAGTAATTTTTTCATTTTATTGGATAACATTTTAAATAAAATTCTACAATTTCACTTGCTTTTATTAAAACAGTAGAATTGATTAAGGTTTCAATTGTACCACCTGCATAATTTGCACGTCCAAATTTATCTCCAGACATTGATAGTTCAACTCTATTCATACTTGGCCACATCATTACAATTTGACCACAAGTTGTTGATTTTTCAAATTGAGCCAAATCACCAATATTATAACCATGACATTCTTGATTATTTGGTGGTGGACACGCCAATACATAATGATATTCTCCAGGAATAGGATCCTTAGAAAGTTTACCGGTACTAATAATATAATATATATTAGGCCAATAAGCATCTTCTATTGGTTTCATTATTTTATCATATTCTTCTTGTGTCATAATAATTTAATTTTGATTTATAAGCAATATGTGCGATCTGTTTAAGGACTATACACTAGAATGTTTCTTATTGCTGTTGGATCTTAATGTTTCTAGCACCCTCTTTCTTAATCTAATTCAGGATTCTAACCTGACTAAACACTCGACTGTGAAATACAGTAAGAGTAGGGTCGAGCTGAGAACTCATTTGTGCTGACTTTGTACACAGGTTACCCTGTTTATTCTTCCTTTCTCAAGGGAACAACACATCTGCCATTACTGACAGTATCTTTAAAATATTCTCACTATCTTTATATTGCTCTTCACAATAACCTAATTTAATAGGAAGAAACGGCAATTTTGAATATTTAAGGATCAATGTTTAGCCTTAATTTAATAAAAAATAAACTTGTGTCAAGTTTAACTAGTCACTGCGTATAAACACATTATAGGTTTTCCGGGTGATTTATCGGAATACACCTTCTTAACGTTTTGTCACACAAGTTTATTTAAATTCAATTTTTCCAGGATACTTCACCACCCTCATAGAATGAGATCTTAATCTCAATCCCATTCAAAGTGTGAAATTTGCCCAATGCAAATTCTGCCATCTTAATGATAGCAATTTCAGCATTGGTAAATTGAGCCCGGTGAATCATTGGTTTGCCGGCAGTTTTGTTGTATTCAGCTTTTTTTCCAGTAATAAATGTTGCAATACGTGTATCCAACTCTTGATCAAACATGACCGGAGTTACGTTTTTAATCAAAGTAGATGATGTTTGAACAAACTTTTGAGTATGTATCACATCACGTTTACGCCATGTAATACCATCAAATTTTTCATTTGATACTGAAATCCCAAGACCTTTAAAACTTTCACCAGCCAAGCCAGCAAATGGTTTAAAAGTTGCCAATTCACCCATACGTAATGGGCTATCCGATGTTTTATAGGTAATGGTGGCAAAACCAGCTCCCAACTCTCGGAAATTATTAGTTTTAATCATTATTTGTAAATTGCAGTAATAAAATCTGCATATTCTCTTTGAACAACATCTCCTTCACTACTAACAATAAAAGTTTTACCTTTTTCTGTAGTAAAAACTTTTTTAGCAGTTTTCAGGTTACTGCCATACATAAACTGTCTTCCGATAAGAAGAGCTACTGCATCAGTATCTGTATAAGTTATTTTTCTCATAAATTACATTTTAGTTTTAGAAGAGTTACCTCTTCTATGCACAATATTAATACAGATTAATTACTTCTGTACTAATTAGGATTGTATACCTACGTGAGAACCTGCCTATCTCAAATCCATGTGACCAGCATAATTGCTATCGGTTTATCACCTTGCATAGATATACAAAACGCAAGTATCCAACTTGCTGCCATCGATTAAGTATTGGATGTAATTCTTTTTACTGTTTGCTCTCCGTTCCTCCTGGCCCATAAACCTAAGTATTACTTAAATGTAAATATTAGATTCAGCGTTCCCATCTAGAATGGGCAGTTCACTTACCCAGACTTGCTTATAAAATATATGTATCTGGTAATATAGAGACTAGCTACTGTCTCAAGCTAAAGTGTCAAAAGAATTAACTCAATCTTATCCCATTTAAGGGCTTACACGGTCTATTTCTAGCCAATGTTGGGGACTACTCCCCATAATTTATAAATATATACCAGCCAGTTCTTTAACGGAGAATAGCTTAAGGCAGCCGTTTATAAACTAATCTTACTTCAACTAGCTTTTACGGATGCTAGTGCTCTACCAACTGAGCTATTTCCTGATTCTATCAAAGAATAAAATTAAACTTTGATTGCAATTGCAAAGAAAATTGACAGTATTGTTGTAATGAGAAACAACACTGTTTTCTGGGAAAACATGTCAATCTTTTCACCAGAATTTTTATATTCGTTATACAAACGAATATCAGCACTTGCATTGGTTGCAAAACAGTATAAGTTTGCAGCAATTACTGCAATTTTAAAAATTGTCCAAAATGTTAGCACAGTTTTAACTTTTTAATGGTTAACAGTTTAATCCAGTTTCATCACCGTAAGTTTTTTATACACACTGGAACTTTGGCAAACCTACTAATAGAAAACAATACACGTAAGCTCATAGCCCATTACGACTGATTACAGGTTTCCCTTGTATCGTTTTACAAATGATAATAGCTTTAACTATTTTCGGTCTTTAGATATAATATCATCAATCATTTCATTCGTACAATTTATATTGTCGTCTACTAATTTGAACTAGATATTAATCATCAGTCGTAATAAGATACAAGTTAAGACTGGCATTAACTTGTAAATTTAAAAGATCTTATAATCGCATTACTAACACTCACCGATTTTCACCAGTTCAATTTAGGTACAATGCTTTGGACAAAAGTCCCTGGCATAAGGTATATAATGCTCACTTAAGGACGGAGGCTATTGATGTTTAGGAGTTCCAATAGCTCCATGTTTGGCTTTAATATATGTACCCTGTTTGTATGAATTCCAGATCACCCTACGGCGACCTTTAGGTTTTTGTTGGGTAAGGAACTTTTCCACCATTTGAGGTGTGATTGCAGACATGTCAAAATTTGCTGTTGCTTGCATAATAATTTATTGTTTAAAAATATTTTTCTTTTCTATTAGCCACTTCACATACTCACCGAGTATGGATACACCAAATGATTGAGACCATCCATCTTCTCTCTTTGTCATAAGACCTTTGTGATACTCTCCCTCGTAATAGAGATTGTAGCTAGCAGACTTATCATTATGATGAATAACACCACCAAAACGATAAACATTTAATGGAGGTAAAATAACATCATCATAAGTAGATTTCTCTACTTTGATTAAATTTAGTTTTGGGAAATTTTCAGCATATACCTCAAACTCAGATGGCAAACAATCTGCCTGAATGCACATCCCGTCTAAAACATAAGTAAATCCATAACTACGTATGAATTTAATGGTAGATTCTTGAATCTCCTCACATCTTTTGTCAAACATGATATACAATAGATTTTTACCACCAATAGTAGCAATAAATCTGCTTTCTTCTTTTTGAGGAATAATAGACATTACAATGTCTATTTTCTCTTGCAATTGTTCTATTGTCATGATAGATAGTTTTAAAACGAAATCTAACCAGTTTTTACAACTAGTAGATTAGATAAGTTACTGCCATTCTACAGCTCAGGAAAGCTACTGTATGAATGAATGGACTTTGAAGACAGATCTACATTAACTTACTCAAATGCTGACGCTATTTGAATGTAGATCTAATATCTTAACCACATAGTAGAGTTGCAAGTATTGCAATGAGTACAATATAGCCTATGATCTCTAGTACATGTAATTTACGTTTTTCTCTCATTGATCAAATGGATTGTAATCGCAGTGTACAATTTGTTTCTCATGGTCAATAGCTGTGATTGTTACTATTAACCAATTATCTGATCCAAGATTGCACATATCACCAACTTGATGTCTGTTTAGATAACCAAGAATAGAGATAACTGATGGGTAATTAGTGATATGAAACAAATATAAATTCAAATCAATTACTCGATACTTATTATGTGAACATAATATACCTGGTTTACACAATTGATACAACAATTCAGCCTCTTTTAGATTAGGTTTTCTTTGTACAGGTATGTATCTAGGATATCGCCACCAATCTTTATGATATTGTTCAGGTTCTTCTTTACAAACAAATCCATCAGATGGATCTTTTGGATCATAATAATATTTCATGTTATTCAGGATATTTAGAAATAATATAAATTGACCAATTCTGGTAATATTCTTGTGGATAATTCAGATGATAATAACACATGTATGTGTTATCACCAACTGATGTTAAGGCAATAGTATCACCTAAACTTGGAAGTTCTTCAGGCCAATCAAGATTGTGATTACCTTGAATTTGCTGAAGAGTAATTGGTGGAATATAACCTGAAGTGTGATTAGTGCAATTGAAACAGTTACATTCCATATATGGAATATTGGGTGTAGGTACAACCGACAAACTTGATTCAAATGTCTTGTTGTTACTAACAACCAATGTGACTATTCCAATAAAAAGTATAGCTATAATGGAAGCAAATATGATTGCAAGTTTATTTGAGTTAACTTTATTCATAATTTGATTTTAAGTTTATTTTCAATTATGGGTATTTGTATACTTCTTTCAAATGCAGAATTCCATCCTGTAGAAGTGATTGCAGATCTAAGAAACTCTTCAGTTTTTCTTTCAGGTATAATTAACGTTTTTTCGAACTCAATTATATTTACCGTTTTCTGAACATCCAGGATTTGATTATCTACAACAAATGCAATATGCCAACATGGAGATGCCTGAGAGTTATTTCCTTTTAAGAATTCATTGTTTTTCTGAAATTCTTCATCACACCATTTACTTTTATAGAATGTAATAATTCTAAAATTCTTTGGTATTCTATTATGTTTTTTCAGAAATAAATATACAGCGAATGCTGCAATGCCACAGCCTCCACAATTAATGTTTTCAATTGATGCTAGTTTGATTCTAGCATATTCAAGAAAAGCTTTTTCTATTAGTGTCATGATAAATTTTAATTTAAAATACAATTAGCGTGGCTAGTTCCTACAATTGGGCATATACCACCAGGTTTCCTCTAATTGTAAATTGCTGTTTAGTAAAACACACACTTAGATGGATCATTGGGATTACTCCCATCAGCCCATCTTGTGTAGCATACTACTTTGTTTTCATTTGATAATGCATTCCAATCTTCAATTGTAGGTTTCTGAATGGAACGTTTGTCTTGTTTATATTGTCGATCATCATCGAATGTAAGAACACCAAATGAATCACCAGATACTTGTTGAAATGCTTCATCGGATTTCAACCAAGCTTTACCAGCAAAATAGCCTGTGACTACTGCTGGATATAGTTGGTTGTTGGCATTAACCATTACAAATGAGCGTGGTATTGCAGAGATATTCATGAGACAATTTTGTTTATTTGGAATACACATACCCTCTTTGGTGTTTTGTGTACTGGTTAGAATTGAGAGAAATGGGGATTTGAAATCAGCACTAACTACATTATACGTTATATAACGTAAAACTACGTTGTAATAAGTATAAGTCGTTGATAATCAGGGCTTCGCCCAAGTATAAACAGGAAAATTGATGTTTCAAGAGTTAAATGAGAATAACCTCAACCATATTTCTATGTACTGCGGACAACTTATTTCTCTTCAATCTCCTGTTTATAACTCAGACTGCTACAATTAGCTGGCAGTAGGCTGACATTTAATCCACCATATTGGAACCAATTGCAATTTATACACCTTATATAATGTATTACTCCACTGGTATTCCAGCATCCCATTTAAAGACAGGACTTAGGTACATTATATATAGGTGTCAACTCATTACAAACACAAGATTGATAATGGATGCTATTAACCTTCCATCAAACTTCTGCTCAATCCTGTGTTCATAATGAAATCTACTCTTTGGCCTATAACCTTTATTTTCCAAGTGATCATCTTAGTAGATTGACTTTCACTTAACCAGAGAATTTATACTGGAATTCTATAAACTCCCAAAGAACAGTGACGGCTAACAATGTCTACTGTTCAATGGGAGATTTGTATCAATTATTGTAAACCTCTTTTACAACAACCAAGCATGTAGGTTAGGTGTTCATCTTTCCTTATACAGGCTTTAAAGAAGATAAAACCAAACCCCAAAGCCATTGCTAAGGAGTCTGGTCTTATCTCATGATTGTTACAGAGTAATCTTAACTTCAGCACCAGCACCTGGATTGATAAAGCAGGCAGACTCTAGGTCACCATCTTCAACCAATACCACAATGGATAGCTTGAAATCAATGGAAGACTGAACTTTCCAGTTCTTACCATTGTCTCCAGAAGCAAAGAGTTTGTTGGTCTTTGGATTGACAAGAATGTCAATCTTTTCACAACCAACAGCTTGTTTAAAAGCAGAAACAGACATATTTGCGAGCATAACGTAATAATTTCTAGGCCGGGGACATTCCCAACCACAAAACCAAGAGGGGGTGGGGTATGGGGTATACCATCAAGCTACACTCTCAAAAATAATTCCAAAAATAAAAAAATTCCAAAAAATAAAAAATAATTTTCATTTTGAGCGATAACGTCAAAATAATAATTTTAAAAAACCTTCTAAGATAGAAAATAATACATTATCTTTGCACCATATTAATTCAGTTAACACCCACTAACAAGTGATCGGCCAGTAACTATCCTTAACCTGGGATGAAAGTCTGGTCTGGACAGTCGGATAGTAAGAAGTAATCCCGTAAGATTTTAAGTCTTAGGTGGTGATGAAAATGAGGTTTCTCCGATAGGTGTGAAAATGCTGCATATATAGAGTTAGTTATTAGAACATTTGGAGAGTAGGCTAAAATATTTCACTTAGGTGATTAGAAGCCAATTGCCGGACTTGGTAATCAATAGCTGTAATGGCTGAGTATAAAAGTTAAATGTTCTTGGTTGTAGGAAGTAAAATTCTGAGTGCACTGGCTAGCTTGAAGTTATGTAGTAACAGAGGTAATAAATCCTCAAAAGATCCTTCTTTGATGAGTGCATCAAAGTTAGGCTAGGGAGAGGTATGTCAATAATTAAACTTTTAAACATGAGACGTGTTAGAGTAAATAAAGGAATATCTGGATCAGATATCAGACCTAGAAAATCTAAACATTACCAAATGACTATTAAGAGTAATAACTCTAGTGGCAAAAACTATACCTATATATTAGTAGGTGTGCTGGCTGCTGCAATTTTAGGAGTCTTAGCATTGGTTATACTATGAAAAAACAAAAAGAAGTACCTGTAGAAATCTCTGAATTAGAAGAGGTTTTGCCTGAGAAGTTTATCAGAGTTATTAAAAAGAGAACTAAGAACTCTAATAAGAAATTGAAAAAGAAACAAGATGAGTACTATGAAAATTAATGTACTAAATGAAAAGTTGAATGTTAACCCTGAAAAGGTTATAGAAGTATCAAGAGAACAGTTTTTTAGATACTTCTTTAGAGTGTTCTTGCTCAAGAACGAGCAAACTCTCTCAGATAATGAGATAAAGCTGTTAAGTTGTTTATGTGCCAACAAAGATCCTGAGACTATAGGTATTACCAAAAGTAATCTTATTCCTGTTTATAAAAAGTTGGAACAAAAAGGATTGTTGGTAGATAAAAAGCTATCCCCATATACAAAAACACTACAAGAGAAATTTACAAATTCTGTAGAGATGCTCTTTAATTTTAAGATTATAGATGATGATACTGGACAAGATAATTGAAATGGAGTTAGAGTTCTTAGCTGATAAAAGAATACCAACTAGAGTGCTTATTAATATGGCAAACTATAATGTTCTTGTTAAAGAGTTGGAGACAGATAGATTTTTAGATATGATTCATAATATGAAGATTGAGATTGTTAAATCTACACAATTAATAGTTGTATGATGGTTATTGATTGGGTTAAACAAAAACTTTGGGAGCGGTATTACAAGAAAAAGATTGAGTTGTTTAAGAAATATTATCACATAGATATTGTGAGAGAGAAAATCTTAGAAACATCTGAATACAAAGAGTATATAGAATATGAAACTAGGAACATATAAAGAAGATGATTGGAATGTAACTTATTATGAGAATGGTGAAGTTTGGTCAACATTACCTCATCCATTCATGACAGAAAAGCAATACGCAAAATGGAAAGCGTTACCTGATGGTTATAGGTTTCCTGATCCAGAATATCAAGACCCTCTTTCTAATCATAGAATAGAAATTATAGACTTTGGATCCACTCCACCAAGAGTATTAACAACTGAAGAAATTAAAGAACTTTATAATGAATAAAGCACTAGCTTTAGAAGTTGCAAGAGAATTAAAGATATCCCCTGAAAAGGCATATCAAGTATGTAAATCCTTTCATGATGGTTTAAGAGAATTAATGCTTAATCCAGATGAGTGTAAAGGTGGAATTATAATTAATGGTTTCATGGCAATCAACTTTAAGGAATTTAAGTTGCAGGAATCAATAGATAAAGGTTGGACTGGAGATCCAGTTCTTAAACAGAAAATAGTAAACAATTTAAAAAAGTACAAAAGAAAATGAGTAGTCCTAAGTTAAGAAAAGACAAGCCGAAGGCTAAAACAACAATGTTGGATTTTATTAAAGAAAACCAAGCAAGTAATCCACTTGAGAAACAAGCACTTGTTGCACAATCAAATATTCATGCATTTAAGTACACAGATACTTATATGGAGCAAGTTAAAGCGTATAATGCTAACTTGAAAACATTGGATCCACAATATACATCTGTGAAACCTCTTCATGAAATTTTGGTGAGATTTTATTTACACGAACCTACTGTTGTGGGTAATATCGTTATGCCGTTTAAACAGTATGTTCCTGTTCCTACTAAATCTGGCATTGGTAAGTATGATGAGATTGAATCTGATTTTCCATTTAGATTGAAAGCGGTGGTAATCTCTGCACCAGAATCTAACCCACTTAAACCTGGTGATGAAATCATGCTTTCTAGAAAAGCTATTCAGATGAATGTAATTGGTGATGGTGGAGCAAATAGACAGATTATTGTAGAGCAGGGTTTTGTTCATCCGGACTCTCTGTTACACGAAGTTCCAACTGATGTAACAAGTCCACACTATGGTTATGGATTAGTACAATATCATGAAATTAAAGCTAAACTGTAATGATTGGTATTATGGTAGATAAAATGGCAGAATTAATTTGGGAAGAGAAATCTAATTTAGATACAAAGAGTATTGTAAGTATTAATATGGGTGGGGAACTAAAGTTTGCAGAAACCTGGGAAAAAGCGGGATTATTTATTCAAATTGACGATAACCCAGAATTCATGATCTTGCAAACAAATCAACCTAATAAGACTATGCAATTTAGTGAATTAGAATTCAAACCTGTAATTATACCAGAAGGTTTTACAGGAAGATATTCACACCTAACAGTAACTCTTCCAAATGATAAAACATTAAGAATGATTTATAAAGTTATCGAGTAATGTGGAATAAAAAAGAACATGATTTTGGATCTGTATCACAAGGTACAATTCAAAGAGTTATATTTGAATATACAGGTGACAAAGAGATTCTAGAGATAGAACCTCTTTGTTCCTGTGTAGGATATAAATTTGAAAATAATAATTTAATGTTGAATTGGAAGATTAGAAATTATGTAGTTACTAGTTATCAATCTACAAAGATTGTGGCTATTATTTACAAAGATGGTTCAATTGATGATTTAACATTAACAGCCTTCATAGAAGCATGAAGAGTTTAAAGAAAAGATATAAAGAAGGTGTACATCCATGCATGTTAAAGTTTCTTATCGATTATTCTAATGATAATACATTAGAAGCTGTATATGATGGTAATCACATTATTACTCTTTCTGAAGAAGATGCTAAGTATTTAACGTATTATTATCCTAGATGGAATCGATTGTGGAAATATGGATATGAACATTTAATATCTTCGTTTATATATCTGAATGATAATGAAAGGGAAATACTTAAAAAATATATAGATAAATGAGTTCATTTGCAACAATAAATAAAACTCAATCAGGAAACTTCTGGGAGCTTAATCCACACATTATATATGTAGAACCATTTGCTTCTATGTATACTAAAGATAAATCAAAGAATAAAGAGTTATCTTCAAAGGATATGTGGTGTATCTTATGGTTAGCTGATCCAGATGAAGAAGTTAATAAATACTACAGGATTGTAGATAAAGATGAAAGACTGAGTATCTGTAAATCTTTTCATAAAGATTTTGATCCAGAACATCCACTGATTGTGGAAGCGTTAGAAAAATATCCATTCTTATGCTTAACAGCTGATGAATTGGCATATAAATTACAGAAAGATCAGTTGATTGAAATCAGTCAATTTCTTTCTAAGCAGGAAATTAACTTAGCTACAGTTAAAGACATTATTGATCTAAAAGCAAAAATGCCAAAGATCTATCAGGATTTTGAAAAGGTGGATAAGTTATTTCAAAAGAATAAATCCGAATCTCGGGTTTGGGGTAGAAAAACTCAAACTGCTAGAGAAAAAGGGCATCTATTACCAGATTAATTAATTTAAACATGGCAGTTTCACTTTCAGATGCAATTGGGTCTAACAAGTATATTCAGGTGGTTAACCTGTTATTTAATGCTAGAACCAATGCACATATTGCGCACTTACAAACAAGATCTTATGCAGCACATAAAGCATTAGATGAATTTTACAATGGTATTTTAGATATTGCTGATTCATTTGCAGAATCAAGCCAAGGTACTCAAGGTATTTTACAAGGTTATGATCTTGGTAAATTATGGGTAGGAGATCCAGTTAACAATCTCAGAAGCCAATATCAAGAATTGGCTAACATGAAATCTCAATTTAAAGAAGGTCATTTATTACAGTTGATTGATGATGCAACTGAATTGTACACATCCACTATCTATAAATTAACTTGCCTTAGATGAAAATAAAAGTTGGTTTGACAGATCATGGAGAATGGTCAGACTGTTGGTTACAAACAGAATATGATGAAACCAAAACTAGAGTATCTAAACTAGAAGATCAGTTCAGATGTTTTATATATCCAACCACATGGTCTAGTTTATATAGAAGTGATGGATTTGTAATGTATTCACAGGATGTTCCGTGCTTAAGAGAATGGATAGAAGAAAGTAGAAAACATATAAACAGAATAGAACATGATAGAAATCTTGCTAAGATGCAGAAAACTTGCGCTTTTTTTAAGCGATTACTCTTTGGGTAATATTAAACTTAGAGCAGAACAATTAATCAAGGATATTGATAAATATATTGAAGAAGAACACCTATATAAATAATTTGCGGGTGATACCTGCTGACATATATCCTTGTAATATATACATATTTGAAGGGTTTACTTGGGAAACAGCTCAAGAACATCTCGAAAAGATTTACTCAGATTATAAAATAATTATGAAAGGTTCTGAGTTTACAAATCCTGGATATACTATTAGGTTTCCAGATGGATCTGTAATTATTTTAATTCGAGAATTTAATGTTAATATTATAGCTCATGAAGCATTCCATGCTGTTGAAGCAATAATGGAGTATATTGGCTGTGAATTAACAAATTCAAGTTCAGAACCCTGGGCTTATTTACTAGGATATATTGTAGAAAAAATGATCGAATGATAACAGATGTTGAAATTTTAGCGAGAGATCTTGTTGTCATAGAGGACATTAAAAGATTTCTTGTAGATATACCGAATTATCACCCAGATCATCCTAACTATACAGCTATTTGGAAAAAGTATTTTAAATATTGTATTGAAGGATTATGGGCATATGATAATGGTGGATGGAGATTTATGCCACCAACTTTATTTTTTTATATTAATTTTTTCAAGATTGAGCATACATTACGAGGATCTAAAACAAGAATGGCAATAAAACCTATTCTTAGGGATTTAGATTGGTTGATTCACTATGCTTATATTGAAGCTCAAGGATTTTCGGGTTTCAAAAACGATGACAACAATAGTTGTGATCTAGCATTAATAGACGAAACTGTTTATGAAGAATTAAGATTGTCTCACGATCCTAAGCAAAGAATTAGGTTTAATGATTTACACAGAAAAAATGGAAAAAAGAAAAACTATATTGATGCCAGACAATATGTAAAAAAATTACATGATGCTGAATATGGTCAACCGTTATATTATAATCCTGCGAGAAATTTAAATTTATTTGGTTCTCGTGGTGGTGGTAAAAGTTTTTCTATTAGTGGAATATGTGCTCAGACATTAACGTTTGATGGAGTCAAAGAATATACCAGAGAATCTCTGGAAAATCCAACTATTGCTGCAGTTGCAGTCGGTGCAGGAATTACAGACAAATCTTCTGATTTAGTTAATAAAATAACTGCAGGATTAAATTACTTAGGAACAGAAAAGGACTTAGGTGTCTATGGAACACCTGATTCTGATCAATATGAACCAAATCCTTTTTATAGAAATTGGATTGGTGATGCTAAACCAGGTAATAAAAAGAATCCTTTTAGGTATGAATATGATGTGGAAACTCCGAGAGGTTGGATAACTAAAGGAACTGGTACTGCATTATATCATATTAACTATTCTGATAAAAAACAAGATGGTACACAAGCAGGTGCTGGTGGTAGATATCTTTTATCAGTGTATGAAGAAATTGGTTTAATGCCTAACTTTAGAGATGCGCTATTATCCAACGTAGGTACAGTTTCTGTAGATGGTGAACAATTTGGTGTTCAAGTTGCTATTGGAACATCTGGTAATATTGATTTAGTACAACAAACTAAAATGGTATTTGAAAATCCAGAGGAGTATAATTTCTTAGCGTTTGAAAATATCTGGGAACCATCTGAAAAGAAAATAGGTTTGTTTATACCAGCTTATTTAACGGAGACAAGATTTAAAGACCAGAATGGCAATACAGATTTACTTAAAGCGTTAAAGCATTATGAGCAAAGAAGGCTTGATGCACTGAGTAAAGATGATCCGACAATTCTTTATAATGAAAAGATGAACTATCCAATAGTTCCTTCTGATATGTGGATCTCAAACAAAGGATCTTACTTTCCTCAGATTGAATTAATGGAGAGGGAAAAAGAATTGTTAAGAGATCAACAGTATAAATTGTTAGCCACACCAACAAAGTTAATTTGGGATTCTAAACAACTTAATGGTGTTAGAGCAGAATATTGTCCTGATACAGAATTATTGCATACTTTTCCATATGAAAGAACAGCAACTAAGATTGATGGTGGTGTTGCAATTTATGAGAAACCTCAAACAATAAGAGGTGTTGTACCAGATGATATGTACATATTTGTATTTGACCCTTATGTATCTGAGAATATAGATGAGGGTGGATCACTTGGAGTAACCTTGGGGTTTTTAAATCCAAAATATACTTCGGAAGGATTTAATGGAAATTATTTAGTGTGTTCATATATTGGTAAACATCCATCTGGTAAAGATGCTTATTATGAAATACAAGAGAAACTCTTGGCTTATTATGGTAATCCTTATAGAGGGTTGTGGTATGAAGCTAACCGAGGTGATTCTGTTAGAGGATATTATACCAGAAAGAAGAAATTGCATCTTTTAGCTTTGGAACCAAATAAAGAAAAAGGTTCTGCGGCTTACTTAAATAGAGTAACCAAATACGGTTTTACCGTTGGTAATCAAGTTGATAAAATTGAAATGTGTGATGATGCACACGATTTGTTGCTGACTCAAACTCAATTTAATGGAAGAAAGTTAAGAGTGGTAGAAACAATACCTTGCTTATTTTTAGTTCAACAACTTATTCAGTTTGAACTGAAAGGAAACTTTGATGCTGTATCAGCATTTATTGGTTACCCCTTAGCTCTAAAGGAATTAGAGCACCAAGTTATTAAAGAAAGGAGTAAACCTCAAAGAAATCCATTGGCAGCAATATCAATGAATGCGAACATATTTAAAGATTCAGATACATTACATAGAATTAGAATACTTAATGAAAAGATTAGAGAACAACAATAACTCCGTGAATGGAGTACTTACAGGAATTACAAAAGCTTCTGATATCATTACTTCTACAATGGGTGGGTCAGGAAAGAACGTATTGTTTTTTGAAGATAAACGTCTTCAATTTACAAAAGATGGTGTTTCTGTAGCAAAGAAGATTCAATTTAAAGATTCTGAGCAAGATGCTGGAGCACAGATGTTAATTACAGCAGCTAATAAGACAGTAAAAGAATGTGGTGATGGAACAACACTAACATCTTTATTTACAAAAGAATTAGTGGAAACATTGTTTAAGTTAATTGAAGATAGACCTGTTAATGAAGTAATTGAAGAATGGGAATCATCTATTAACTTGGTAGTTGCAGAACTTACTAAAAGATCTCAAAAAATTGAAAAGGTTGAGCAGATATATAATATTGCTTTGACTTCATGTAAGAATGAGACATTGGCTAAACTAATTCATGAAATTTATAGAAAGGTTGGATTAAAAGCGTCTATCTCTGTTCAACTGTCAGAGACTTCACCCAAGTCTTATTATGAAGTTACCAAAGGTCTAAACTTTGATGGAGGACTATTTCACAGAGATTTTGTAAATCAGGCTAACGGCACATATCAAGCTGAGAAACCCTATATTTGGATTACTGATGAAGTAATGTCTGATTTCCATAAACACGCAGAACTCTTTAATGATTTTCATGAAAATAAAGTACCGCTTGTAATTATAGCAAGAGATTTTTCAGATAGTTTTATTAGATATACTGTAACTAATAGAATTAATCATGGAGTAGATATTTGTTTATTAAAGCTTCCAGGTTGGGGTGATGGAGTAAAAGAAAATATTAGAGATATGAAGGCTTTTATTACTAGAGATAAAGTTAATAAAATTACTATTACTGGTACAGACTTCACTCTGTATAACAACCCTGATCCTAAAAAAATTAGAAGTCGTATTAATCAAATTCAATCGCAAATTGAAGGTTACACTGAAGAATATGATATTCAAGATGCATTGAGAAGAATTGATAATTTAAATCAGACATCGGCTATTATTTATGTTGGTGGTAGAACTCTTGCAAATGCACAAGAAGAATTTGACAGAATTGATGATGCAGTTGGTGCTTGCAGAACAGCTTGCAAAGCTGGATATATTAGAGGTGCTGGATCAGAGTTGGTAGATATTGCTGATTATTCGGATTTTAAATGGAGCGATGAATTTAGAAACCTTTTATATGCTCCAGCTAGAAAAATATTAAGTAATGCTAATATTCATATGGAAGCAACATCCAGTTCATATAATGTGAAAACAAAACAATTGGATCCTAATTTATTAGATCCTACAAACGTAGTTATTACAGCACTTTTAAATGCATTTGCATTAACTACTTTATTAATAAATACATCATATATTTTACATGATTAAGTTAAAGATTCCTGAAAGGGAAAAGTATAAAGATGGTGGTCAGTGGTTCAAAGATTATCTTCATCAAACAATACCTCATCTTATTCCAATGTCTGAGGAATATGATACAATGTTGAGATCTTATAAAATTGTGAATAACGATTTAACAGATTTTAAAAAAGACATTAAACGATTTTGTAACCCATTAGGTGATGAAGTCGATGATATTGAAGATGATGTTCAACCATATCCAGAACTGCATAATGCAGTAAACATTCTAAAAGGTGAGGTAATTCAAAGAAAAGATCAATTGCATATTATGTTGCTATCAGCTAATGCAATTAAGTCTAAAAACGAACCAATGCTAGAAGCCATTAGGATGTCACTTGATGAAAAACTTGGTATTGAACTCCAAAAGATGGAGATGCAAATGCAAGGAATGGATGAAAAGCAAATGAATGAGTTTGTTCAACAACTTAGGACACAGTTAGAACCTGAGGATTTAGCACAAAAAAATTGGCTGTCGGAATTAGAAATTTTCTATAATAAAGCATTGGAATATTGTACATATGATCAACATCTCTTAGATAAGAGAGTGGATACTATGCAAGATATTGCTACAGCAGATAGAATGTTTATTTACTCTGGTTGGACACATGGTAAACCAACGTTAGAAATTAGAAATCCGTTATATTTAATTTGGAATAAATCTCCTAATCAGAAGATGATTCACAAATCAAATTGGATAGCTTATCAAAAACCTGTCACAATTACTGATGCTATTGAGGCTTACAATTTAAGTAATGAGGATATTGAAAAACTTCAAGTTACTTTTGGTAGAGGGTTGGATAAAAGAAATAGTTTGGGTCCTGACAATCGATTCATATTTGATCATACTAAACAGAATCTGTTAATTGATCAAACTCATCAATCGGTGGATAAAACAATTGGTTTAAGTCAAACAGAACCAGTTGTTGGTAATCACAGAACACTTGTATGGGAAACACATTTTGAGTTTAAAGCTTATAAGGAGTTAATCTTTTTAAGATTTAAGGATGAGTATGGTGAACCAATTACATCTGTTTTAGATTCAGATTTTGAAATACCAAAGAAAGCCAAAAAGGAAAAGTTTACTAATCAATATGGAATTGAATCAGAAAGATATGTTTGGAAAGATCGAGATACGGTGTTCTCTGCTGAGAAGTTGTATCTTCCACGTAAGTATGAAATTGTAAGATTGGGTAATGATGTTTATCCGGTTTACAGAGAAGTACCGCATCAATATACAAACTTAGAGCGTCCTTTTGAAGCTTTTAATTTGTCTACATTTGGAGCAGTAATAAATGCAAGAAATGCTAAATCGGTATCTTTAGTACAAAGAGCTATTGCTCCTTACTTACAGTATTTATATATCAAGACTGTAATGAATAGAGAGTTGAGCAAATATCAAGGTGCAATTCAATCAATTGATATTGATCAAATACCTGATCAATTAGGTGAAGATTTAGAAGGTAATAAGATTAGAGATAAAGTTTCTGCCTATCTTAAAACTCTTAGAAAGACTAATAAAGACATCTTTTCTGGAACTCAAGCTTCTTATGGTTCATTACCACCTTCAACCAGATCTCCTGGATCAAATGGATATTTAATTGGTACGGCTATAGAGTTGATGAACTTACATCAATTATCTGAATTAGTAAAGCAGGAAATTGCAATGGCAATGGGGATTTCACCTCAAAGACAGGCATCCTTTCAGCAAGGATCTAATGTAGCAGATAATCAACAATCAATTCAACAATCATATGCTATTACAGAACCTTACTTCTTTATTCATTCTACTATATGGAAAGATGCTTTAAATGATTGGTTATGTAACTTTAGAACTTACTGCGAAACTCAAATGCAAATTAGAGGAGTGTCAGAATTAAGTTTCCAGTATTGGATGCCTGGTAATATTCAACAAGTATTGCAGGTTACACCTAAATCAATCGAGCATACAGA